AAGGTCCGTGGTCCAAGGAACAATACCAAACTCCCGCCCTGCCGAATAGTCAAAAAGGCCTGCCCTGACAGAGGCAGACCTTTCCGGCTTCAACGCTTTGCGGAGGGAGAACCAACGGAAGCTACCCCGGGAGGACGAGGTGTCCTACTTATATCATACCCACAAACTGCTTGTATAGAGTCAAGGCGTCCTCTTCCTCGCGCAGATCGTCCGCGTCCCGCTTGCGCTCTTTGACAAGCCGCTTGAGGGCGCGGATGTTGTAGCCCTTGGCCTTGGCCACCACGTACAGATCGCTCTCGTCCTTCGACGCGTCAGCCTTACTGGCCTGCGCCGACTCGATCTGCTCCAGAATGTGTGACAACTCCCTCGCGGCCGTGTCGTTGGCCACCTGATTGTGGGCAGCGAAGTCTGGGTCTTCCTTGAACTTGAGCGCCATATCGTCCTCCTCAGATGGCCACGCCCGTAACCTCGACATCCTGCTCGTCGACAGGCTCGTAGGTCATGGCAAAGATTTCAGGTTTGCAGGGGTAGATTTCGTTTTTGACACCCCGAATGATCCAGTCGCCCGGCGACGCAATGTGATCCCCCTCCAGCGTCGTAACAACCAAAGTCTTCCCGTCCTTGAAGTTCGGGCAAAGCTTGTCGTCAATCAACGCGTCACGCAGCCACTTGGGCAGAGATTCCGTCGTGTCAAACTGGATGTTGTAAACATCCCCCTCCAGCAGCGTCAGACTCTCGAACTGCACAGCTTCGATGATCACGGGCTTCTTGCGGAAGAGGTGCATGGCAAAGGTCCTTGGTCCGAGGTTCGGGGCTCTTGGACCTTGGTAGATGGTTGGTTGTTCTTTGTCAACAAGTTCAAATGAAATTAGGTTGTATATTTTTTGTGGGGTACTTGGTGCTCGGACCTTGGGCAATGGAATTAGGGACGAATGAATCTGTGAAACCAACATAGTAGCCGCCGCGCGGAGGCGCGGGGCCCGAAAAGGGGGGTCCCCCCTCTTCGATCCGCGCGGATTGCGCCGGGGATTGGGTCCAGTTACCCCGGCGCGTGGACCTTGGACCTTGCACAAGGGGTTGACCCACATGCAGCTTGTTGGTAATCTACAATCACGGGTGACGGACCCGGGCCGCGCCATGCGCGCAGGAAAAAAGGACAAGGCAATGTATACGATAGAGAACCCCCTACAGAATCCGCGCTTCTTGGCGGCCACGTGCCGCGCGCATCTTAGCATGATCAGCTTGGGCATGACCCCGCGCCGTGGCGTGCGCAAGGGGGACATGCTGAACATGGCGTCTAACCTGACAGGCAAGCTCTACAAGCGCGGGGACTACAAGGCGGCCATCGCTGATCTGACCACGCTCCTTGATACCATCAAGCAGGGGGATGCAGCATGACCATGTATCACGCGACCATGCGCGACGAGACAGGGTGTGACTTCACGGCCAGTATCAGCGCCAAGACCCGGCAAGAGGCCTTTGATCACCTTCACGAAAACTACCCCGAGTCGCGTGTTGTGAACGTCGCGACGGCCGCGCAGATCAGGCAACGGGAAGCGCGCACCTATCAGCGCCATCAGCGCGCCTATGCGCGCGATGAACAAGACCTATACTGACCGCAGGGGGATGCAGCATGATCACCATCAACTTCATTCGCAAGGCGACGGACGCGGCCATCATCAGTGGCACCGATGCATGGGATGTCCGCATCAGTGCTTACTGGAAGGCATACAGCCGCCGCCTTCACCGGGAAGCCCGGGACAAAGGCGAGTATGGCAACGCGTCACCGTCACTCATTGCGCTATCGTCGCGCATGGTGGACGTGGTGGACCCGTGCATCCGCCTTGGGGCTTGGGGCCATGGCGGCCAGACCACCTAGCCGGGATACATCGGTGCGCCGCCCTAGATGGGGCGGCCATCCCGTGCATCCCGCACGTTAACAGAAGGACAACGGACAATGGCAAAGAACGCTTTCGGCAAGACCCGCCCGGTCACCGCACCCTATGCTATCTATCGCGCAGGCGAGATGGTCTGGCACGTGTGCAAGACCTATCAGACCACCGCGAATGAGGGCATCTATTCCCGGTGGTTCGTGTGGGCCAAGTCGCCCATGACCTACGGGGACTTTGAGGGCGGCGACATATACGCGGACGAGGTGCGCCGCTATGGCACGCTTGTTGCGGCAGACCCCGAATGGGCGGCGGCCTATGCCTTCCCCGGGTGGACGCTTCCCACGCCCGCCGAATATCTGGCCACCGCGTGATGCATCGGTTAGCCGGGCCCACGGGCCCGGCCTTCCCATGCGACATGGCATGTTCCCACACCCGATAGGGCGGCGGACCTTGGACAAAAAACAAAGCGGCGGCGTCGCAGAGTCGCAGACCCGCGAAACAAAAAACCGCGGCGCGGGGGCGCAGAGCAACAAAAGAACGGCGCGGGGGCGCAGAGCCCCGGACCCCGGCCCCCGGATCGCTGCACAACGTGAAAAGTTCCGCGATCCGGGGGCCTTTGTGCTTGTTGATAATAAACAAGTATGCTAGGATTAGCGGGCATCGGGGCTTGAACCTCGGGCCTTTGTAAATGGAGAACGGCAAAATGAAAAAGGGTCTTGCTAAGCGGGCGGGGGAAACAAATTTGCGGGGCGTGATCTATCGGGGCCCGTCCTTGATAGACGGCTCTCCGATTGTGGTCCTTGTGACCTATTCCAAGCGGAACAAAAAGACGGGCGAGATGCTGCAGACTTACATCTTGCGGGATGACATGGACCCGCTAACGGCCAGCAAAACCGGGGCAGATGAGGCGATTTGCGGCACCTGCCAGCACCGGGGCATCCCGACATCGGACCCGGCCGCAAAGCAAGCCAAGGGGCGGACATGCTATGTCGTTCTTGGTCAGGGTGTTTTGTCCATCTGGAAAGCTTACTTGCGCGGCCTTTATGTGCAGCAAAGCGCGGCGGACATGGGGCGGGGCCGTATGGTGCGCGTGGGCACATACGGAGACCCCGGGGCCGTGCCGTCTGAAGTTTGGGACGCGCTTTTGAGCGAAGCCGCAGGGTGGACCGCATACACACACCGGGCAGGATTCCGGCCAGATATGGCCATGCAAAGCGCTGACACATACGCGCAGGCCTTGGCATTCTGGCAAGCCGGGGCCCGCACGTTCCGCGTGGTGCAGGACGTCGCAGAGATCGACCTTGCCCGCGAAGTTATGTGCCCGGCCAGTAAAGAGGCGGGCAAGCGGACAACCTGCGAAGCTTGCAAGCTTTGCGCGGGGCTTGCGACCCGCTCGCCTAAATCCGTCGCGATTGTGCAGCATTGAGGGGGCCCGCATGATGTATCAAATAACGGTGCGTTATTGCACACCAGCAGGCCGGGCCGCAGAATACACAGAAGAAGTCGGGGCCGCGTCATATGCTGACGCCAAGGCCTTGGCCCTTCGGCTACTGGACATTGACCGCCGCCGCAGGGTGGCCAGCATCACCGGATTCACCGGGATTGCTCTGGATTATTGATTGCCGCGCCGCGCCCTTCCGCCTCGGGCGCGGCCACCTTGCCCCCGGCGCTTATGCGTCGGGGGTCTTTTCCGTTCCGCCCGCCAAGCGCAGGGCCGCAGAGCTCCGCTCAGCGTTCAGCCGCAGAGCATCCGCAAAGAGCAGACGCAGGGCCTCGGCCATGCTGTCGGACTCGATCAGCGCGGGGCCGCAGAGCATGCCCGCAGAGCTCGTAGGAGAGGGCGCAGAGGCCCTCCAGATTTTCAGGTAGGGCGACGTGGAAAAACCGCAGAGCACGTATGAGAGGCCACCGCAGGAGGCCTGTCTGGCATGCCAAGCAGCCTGTTGCGGACGCAGAGCTGGGGGCCCATTATTTGCGGACTTCAGTTCGACCCAGAAGCTCACACCTTCGATGGCAATGTGCACATCGGGGATGCCGCCGCCGTGGCGGTTCTCAATCCGTGTCGCGTGGCACCTCGGGGGCAGCGATTTCCGCATATTTGCCCACACCCTTGCCTCTGGTCCTGCCACTGGGCACCTCCGTATATTCCGCGTCAACGATGAAGGCCTGCGGGTATTTCTGCTGCAGCTCGGCAAGGCGGGCGGTGATCTGGTCCCGCGTCATCTGGTCGATGGTGTTGATGTTCTCGCGGCGGTCAACCGTCAGGCCACCAAGCGCAGACCTGATCTTCTCCGCGTTGATAGCGGCAGAGAATTGCCCGCCGTCTTCGGCGGCGCGGGACAGTTTGTAAAGCCGTTCAAGCTGGCCCGACAGGGTGACGCCATAGAGACGCTCCTTCTCCTCGCGGAGCTGGGCAATGTATCGGGGGATGTGCGGGAAGTCGCGACCGTTCAGAAGCTTCGAGGCGATGTCGCCAGCCGAGGCAACATTGTATCCGGCCTGCCGGGCGCATTCGGATGCGGTCATCCGCCCTTCCACATACTCCTCGCAGAATTTTCGCTGCCTGACAGTGATCTCCCGGCCAAACTCTTCTTCGAGCTCCAGCTCGGCCTGCGATTTCAAGAGGGGCTCGGGGTCAACAAGTTTTTCCCACTTCGCCCGAGGCACTGGCCCCGGCTTCTTCTTCTCAACCATGCTGCACCTGTCTACTTGTGGTGTTTCAACAATCATACCG